GCAAAACTGCTAATGAAATCAAAAAGTTACAGAGCGCTGGCTTCTATCGTGACATAGAGCTGGATGAACCGGGCGATACATTAGATGATATAGAGAAGTCGATTGCAGAGAAGATGGGCTTCAGTGCCACATCTGATGACCGCCATAAGATTCTCGAAATGCACGTTGACTTGGATCTTCCCGGTTACGAGGACGAGGATGAAGACGGCAAGGCTACAGGTATTGCGTTACCGTACGTGGTTACTATTGAGAAGCATTCGGAGACTATTCTCGCGATCCGTCGTAACTGGAATCAAGAGGATGAGAGCAAGCAGAAGCGGAACCATTTTGTTCATTATAGTTATGTACCCGGTTTTGGCTTCTATGCTTTCGGTCTTATTCATCTGGTTGGTGCTTTCGCTAAGTCCGGCACCGCAATCATTAGACAACTTGTTGATGCGGGAACCCTCTCCAACCTCCCCGGAGGATTCAAAACCAAAGGATTACGAGTTAAAGGAGATGACACCCCGATCTCCCCAGCGGAGTTTCGTGATGTAGACGTAGCTTCGGGCACAATCAAAGACAACATCATGACGCTCCCATATAAAGAGCCGTCAATGGTCCTGTCTCAGTTGCTCGACAAGATCGTAGAAGAAGGCCGTCGCTTCGCTTCTGCGGCTGACATGAAGATCTCTGATATGTCTGGTCAGGCTCCTGTTGGTACTACTCTGGCAATCCTTGAGCGCACGCTCAAAATCATGTCTGCGGTACAGGCACGCATCCATTACTCAATGAAGCAGGAACTTAAACTCCTGAAAGGCATCATTCGTGACTATGCCGACGATGAGTATACGTACGAGCCAAGCACAGGCGAGGCTATGGACCGTGGCGCTGACTACGATCAGGTTGAAGTTATCCCTGTTTCTGACCCAAATGCGGCCACAATGGCGCAAAAAGTCGTTCAGTACCAAGCAGTCTTGCAAATGGCGCAGTCTGCACCTCAGCTTTATGACATGCCGTTCTTACATCGGCAGATGTTAGAAGTTTTAGGAATAAAGAACGCTGAAAAGCTCGTTCCAATGGAAGACGACCAGAAGCCAACCGACCCAGTAACAGAAAACATGAACATGTTGCAGGGCAAGCCGGTCAAGGCGTTCTTGTATCAGGATCATGAGGCGCATATCGCTGTGCATATGGCGGCAGCTCAAGATCCGAAGATGATGGGTATGCTTCAGCAAAGCCCTATGGCTAAGACTATCGGCGCAGCTTTCCAAGAGCATTTGGCTCAACACCTCGCTATGGCGTACAGAAAGCAGATCGAAGACGCTGCTGGTGTGCCTTACCCAACACCAGAGGACAAGATGGACGAGAACACAGAGCTGGAGATTTCGCGTCTCGCAGCCGCTGCAGCCCAACAAGTCCTTGGCAAGAATCAGGCGGAGCAAGCCGCTCAACAAGCGCAACAGGCTCAGCAAGACCCAATTGTCCAGATGCAACAGGCAGAACTGCAGATCAAACAGCAGGAAGCTCAGCTCAAGGCTCAGAAGATGCAGATCGATGCAGCCGAGAAAGCCGACCGTCTGGAGCTGGAAAGAGAGCGTATCGCCTCTCAAGAACGTACCGCTGGTATGCAAGTCGGAGCGAAAATCGCTTCCGAGAAAGACAAGTTATCTGCTCAACAGCAGAAAGATGGGCTGGAGATGGGCATCAATATCGCCCGTGAAGCAGCCCAAGAGGACCGCGCAGCGCGGCAACAACAAACTCAGCAGCCTCAAGGTGAAGAATGAGTACAGACCTACTGAAGTACCTCGCGGACAAAATCAACGAGGAGAGAGAAATTATTGTGGAGGATCTCGCAGCCGGTAAGGCTCCCGATCACGCCCAATATAAGCACGCCACTGGCGTAATTCGCGGTCTGATGATCGCAAACAACCTAGTGCTGGAGACAGCACAACGCATGGAGAACGATGATGACTGAAATCCTAATCGGCACAAACCCCGATAATCCGGATGAAGCAACAGAACTACCGGAAACACCGGAGCAAAAAGCAAAACAACTACCTGATCCTTCAGGGTATCGCATCCTTTGTGGTGTGCCTGAGATCGAAGAAACGTATGGCGATAGCGGCCTGATTAAGTCTGCTCAGACCATGCACAACGAAGAGCTACTCACTACTACATTATTTGTAATGAAGCTCGGTCCTGACTGTTATAAGGACGAAACACGGTTCCCTAGCGGAGCTTGGTGTAAGCAAGGCGATTTTATTTTAGTTCGCCCACACGCCGGTACACGGGTAAAGATTCATGGTCGTGAGTTCCGAATCATCAATGATGATGCGGTTGAGGCGGTTGTTGAAGATCCACGTGGAATATCCAGAGCCTAAAGGAGGCACATATGAACGCTGAAGCGCAAAAAGCTGAAGACGACTTTGAGTTTGAAGTAGAGGAAGAACAGCAAGAGGAGGCCGTGGCGGAAGAAGCCGAGGCTGAACAACTAGAGATTGAAGATGACACACCGGAGGAAGACCGTGGCCATTCACCCATGCCGAAGGAAATCGTTGAAGAACTGGAAGCTGATGAGTTAGAAGACTACTCAGATAAGGTTAAGCAACGCCTGAAGCAGATGAAGAAGGTGTGGCATGACGAGCGCCGTGAAAAAGAACGTGCAATGCGTGAGCAGCAAGAAGCTATCCGCATGGCGCAGAAGGCGCTTGAAGAAAACAAGAAGTTGAAAGCTAACTTGTCTCAAGGCGAGCAGACATTAGTTGAAACTTACAAACGGGAAGCAGAACTTGAAGTCGCTGCCGCAGAACGTGCTTATAAAGAAGCACATGAAAGTGGCGATTCTGATGCACTTATTGAAGCGCAGAAGAAATTTAATTCAGCGACATATAAACTTCAACAAGCTCAAACATTTAAACCTCGTTCTTTACAAGAGAATGAAGTTGAGGTACAAACTGGATCTGAACAGGTCAACGTGCCAGCCCCAGACGCCAAAACGGCTGCGTGGCAAGAACAGAACACATGGTTCGGCACAGACCAAGAGATGACAGCCCTCGCATTAGGCTTACACCAAAAGTTAGAGCGAGCGCATGGTGCTCAATTTATTGGCACCGATGAATACTGGCAAAGCATTGACACCACAATGCAGCGTCGGTTTCCGGAGTATTTCGGAGAAGAAACGACTGATGGGGGCGGCAAGCCCATCAAGAGCGCAGAGAAGAAGCCAGCCACGGTAGTTGCTCCGGCATCCCGTAGCAGGTCTCCAAAAAAGATCGTGCTAAAAAGATCGCAAGTTGAAATTGCGAGAAAACTGGGATTGACCCCTGAGCAGTACGCTCGGGAACTGAAGAAGATGGGGAACTAATCATGGCTACACAAGAGAAAGCTACTTCTAACAATAGACTTGCACGCGAACTGGAAGATAGGAGCGCATCGGAACGTCCGAAGGCATGGCAACCTGCCTCTGTATTACCAGAGCCAGATAAGCAGCCGGGTTATTCGTACCGTTGGGTTCGGGTGTCTCAGATGAATCAGGCCGATCCACGCAATATTTCATCAAAAATGCGTCAGGGTTGGGAGCCGGTTCGGATTGAAGAACAGCCCCAGTTCAAAATGTTCGTGGACCCAGATAGTCGTTATAAAGACAACGTCGAAGTCCAAGGACTGTTGTTATGTAAGATACCGAACGAGTTTGTTGAGCAGCGCAGTAAATACTACTCAGATAAGAACCAAGCTCAAATGGAATCTGTAGATAACAGCTTTATGCGTGAGAACGATCCTAGGATGCCTCTGTTTGCGGACAGAAAGTCCAAGACATCGTTCGGTCGAGGAAACTAAATTTTTTAGGAGAATGAGCAATGGCTACTACAGCAGCTCCATATGGCCTGAAGCCGGTAAAACGCGCTGATGGCATGCCCTATGCAGGGGCTACTTCTACCTATCTGATTGATCCTGCTGGTGAAGCTACTAACATTTTTAATGGTCAAGTAGTCACTATCGGAGCAGACGGGTACATCGCACTAGCTACTGGTTCTGGTGCGGACATCACTACTAATAACCTTGGTGGCTCCAGCATCGGTGCTATCGGCGTATTCATGGGTTGTGAGTACCAAAACGCAGAAGGTCAGCAGATCTTTAGCCAATACTACCCTTCAGGTACTGCTAACGGCGGTCCTATCAAGGCGTATGTTGTTGACGATCCAAACGTATTGTTCCAAGCACAGCTTGACGGTACTGGAGCACAGACAATTATTGGTGCAATCACGAAGTTCGCTGCCGTGCAGTCTACTTCTACTGGTAACACTACTACTGGTGTTTCTAACTCAGCACTCGATGCTACAGTCCAGACTACAGTTGGCGCGTTTAAAATCGTCGGCCACGTGTCTGATCCAGCGGACGCTTACCCAGATGTATTGGTCAAGATCACCAACGGTGCTCATTTAATGACCATGAACACTGGCGTATAAGGAGTAATTAACAATGGCAATTTCACGCGCCCAGCTCCTTAAAGAGCTACTTCCCGGCCTGAACGCTTTGTTCGGTTTGGAATATCAAAAGTATGGTGAGCAGCATAAAGAAATCTTTGAAGCAGAGACTTCTGAGC